CTTAGGTGGCAGCAGTGCCAGCGTCGATGGACGCCGAACCCATGTTGCCGCCCTTCATCTTAATCGCATGGCAATTGACCACGGCGTTGGTGCCAGTGGTGCCAGTTGCGACAAGGCGAACATACCGCTTGCTGCCGCGATAGCCGATGGAGCCGATCATTTTGTCGTCGTCGCCATCTGCGGTCACGGTGAGCGCTGCCTCGGTGCCGATCAGATCAGCGTCTGCCACGGCAGTCGCATCTGCGGCTGCGGTAGTGTCACTTTCCTGAACCTCGAAGGCGAAGCCGGATGCGGTGCCTGCGTCAGTGACGGTGCCTGTCCCGACTGTAAAGGTCAGCGATTGCCAGCCTTGCATGTCGATCCAATCACCAGCCGCAGGCGTTGCGCCGGATAGGGTGGCCGAAAGGCCCATCCCGTACTCAGCATTGTTGCGGGTGTCAAAAACAGCCATTGTTCATAGCCTCCTTATGCTGCGACTTTGCCGATGGCGATGCCATCGAAGTTTGTCACGTCACCGCCAACACGCTGCGTCGTGTAGTAGGTCACGAAGCCTTTGTTGGTGTATGGGTCACGCAGGACTTGCAGGCCGACGCGGTCACAGATTGTGTAAGCCACCGAGAAATCAGCATACACAACCGACAGGGCGTTTGCAGCAACAGCAGGCATGTCATCCATGAAGATGACCGGCTTTCCAAGCAACTGCATCGTTGCCTGACCGTTGGCCAGCAGGACCGGGCTGAAGAAGTAGTTATCAGCGCCCTTGAGTTGGAGAGCCGCCCCGAAAGTGGTGCGCTTCATGCCCCAAGCTGCGCCGGGTTGATAGCCTTCCTTCAAAGCGTTCTGCACTGCAATCAAGCCATCAGCGTTCAGCGCATCCGCTGTGCCCATGTTTACCTGATTGATTTTGCCACGCTCATAGGTGCCGCTGACTGCCTGTGCCGGATAGGTCAGGAAGCCGCGAGGCTGGTTGACGCCAGTGCCGTTGACGAATGCGCTGTTCTGGGTGCGAGCAAACTTGTCGGCCACTTTGCCTGACAGCCATGCTTCCACATCCAGATAAGCGTCTTCGATCATTTCGGTGGTCATGCGCGGATCGGCTTCGATCTTGTGCGCAGCAATCACCTTCTGGCCCAGTTCCGGCGTGTCCGTCTCGCCACCCGATGCGCCTTCACCGACCCAGCGTGCTGCTGCTTCGTTGTCGTCGATCAGGATGTCGATGGACTTTGCCGAGGTGCGCTCGACGTTGGCAATCTGACGCATCGGAGACGTTTCGAAGATCCGCGAAACGATGGTCTGCGACAGTTCTGGGCGAACCAGATAGCCGCCGTCAGGGTTCACGTCGGTTGACATGGCTTTGATTTCCACGCCTTCCGAACCGACCTTGAAGCCAGCGGGGAGGGTGCCATAGGCCATGTATTCGCGCAGCGCGTCACGGTGCTTGGCTTCGACTTCGGCATCATCTGCCTTGCCTTCGCCACCGGGCCGGGACATTGCCGCTTCCAGCTTTGCCTGCTTGGCCTGCATCTCCGCCATCTTGGCAGTGATGTCGTCAGCCATGCGCTGATGTTTTTCTTCGGTCACAACGTCCGCCGGGGCGCTGGCCTTCATTTCATCGATTTCCTGACGGAGTTCGACAAGGGTCGGGTTGATCTTCTCAACCAGCCCTTTGATTTCTGCAAAGTCAGACATTCTGTCCTCCTATGTTTTGCAGGGTTTCGTTCAAGAGGGCTTTGAGTTCGTCAACCTCGCGCTGATCGTCCTCTGGGATGGTGACGTCTGCCTCACGCAGAACATCCCCACGCCGTTTCCACGCCGCGCCCGCCATCGCCTTGGCCTCGGTGCGGGTGAAACCCATGTGCCGGAAAGCGGTTTCAATGTCCCGCACATCGGCATTTTTAATATTAGTGACCAGCGCTGCCGTGTTGGCTGGCATCGTCACTAGTGAAGTCTCGTATAGGTCCACGCTTTTTAGGCGGCGATTGTTGCCGTCCATGTCATAGTCCTTGGTCACGTAGCCAATGGACAGCCCATCAATTGCCCCAGCCTTGACCAGTTCATATGCGTCACGGCCCTTGGTGGACTTCACTGCGATGCGGCCTTTCATATAGAGGCCGCGTGCGTCTTCCTTGTATTCGTCCCAGACGCCAATCGGCTCTTCCATGCGGTGCTGATAGAGCATTTTGGGCTTGCGCATACCCAGCGTTTCACGAAATGCGCCCGGCTCAATCACGTCACCGTAGCTGTCCACGTTTCCGAAAACTGCGCCGTAACCTTCAATCTGGCCTTCTTCGCCAATGGCTTTGACATCAAGTGTCAGGCTTTTCTGTTCCACGGGCCGCTCCGATCTCTGGTCCCATTTAGATATGCAAACGGCAAAGCGCTGATCTGCATCAGGAAAGTCCGCGACTGCCTCGGCATCACCCATGCAGCGGTCAAGCCATTCGGTCTTGTCTTCGCCTGATCTTGGCTCTGGCATCATGCCTCACTTTGCAAAGTTTCCGCAAAGTATAGCACCGATTTGCAAAGTTGAAAAGGTCAGCGATCAGACCGGCGAAATGTAACGCTGCAACGGCAGTTGATGACGTTGCCAGCAGTGCCGGCCGGATCGCCGGGATACATAATCGGCTCGCGCGTGCCAAAGATTGTCGGCACCATAAATGGCTGCTCCATTGCCACGGTCTGCCCATCAATCACGCGGTGGTCATAATCATCATCTTCGGCAAACGTGCGGGTGCGGCTATCTTCTACGCTGTTCCAGATTTTGACCAGCGGGCGGGTTGATTGCATCGCAGTTCGCATCTGGCCGTATTGGCTGGAGCCATGCGTTTCGGTGCGAGAAATGACGCGGGAACGATAGCGACTAAACTCTGGCACGGCCTGTCGCAATGCCTTGGCAATTTCCTCGACACCCAGCCCCTCCCGCTGTCCTTCGCGGATGACTTCCATGATTTGACGGCGGGTCGTTTCCAGAATTTGCTGCACCTTCTGAGCGCCGAAACTCTCGATATATTCGTCGATGAACTGCTGGAACAGATCGTCTTCCTCCTGCTTGGTTTGCAGGTGCGGGAAACAATCTTTCATGCCATCAATCATCGGCTGACCGGCCATCCGCATGGATGTTTCGTAAGTCTTGCGCAGCATTTCCAAGACACGCTCACGGCCATCTGATGGAATCGCTGCAATGTCGTCAGCTTCGTACTGGTCAACAATGTCACGCATGATGCTGCTCAATGTCCGCTCAATCAGCGGGCGCGTGGCATCTTCCATTTCGTCAAGGTCAGTAGCCATAGGCTATTTTGCGCAGCAACTCGGCACCGACGCTTTTCTTGGTGGACATAGGGTGGCCTTCCGGCAGCAGATCTGTGTCATGCTTGCCGCTGCGGAACTTGCCGTTGCGCAGGGCATAGAGGAACGAATTGACGCGGGCATATGCCCACTGGTCCGCGCTGGTGACGTTTGGCCGCACGCTTTCAGGATTGGTTTCATATGCGCCGACGCCTCGCTTGAACACGGCAATCAGCGTGCGCAGATTGGTGCGCTTGCTGGCGGTGTCGCCCACATCTTCGTTGTGATCTTCGACTTTGCCCTGCAAGCCCTTGCGAACCGCATCGCTGACATCATCTGCTTTGCTCTCGCGCTCCAGTTCATTGTATCGCGCCCTGTACCAATCGCGGCCAGCAGCGCCGCCCCAGAGCATGGCCGATGCGTAAGCCGGGCTGTCCTTTGGCTGGTCTAGGAAGCGGTTGTTGCGCCCCCACCAGCGGTTGGCCTTGCGCACCCATTCCTCTGACACGCTGCCGCCGCCGACAATCTTGGTCGCCATGCGGATGGTAGCGGCTTCTATGCCGTCGCCAGTCAGCCCCTCGGCATGCATCTCCAGGCCGCGCCGGTAGTTGCTGACCATCTGGTCAGTTGGCTTGAAGCTCTGTTTTACCTCAAGGCTTTTCTGCTCCATCATAGGAGCCAACAGCGGAGTATATTCGCCTTCGCCCTCTGACGGGAAGCCCATCATCACGCGGCTTTCTTCGCGGGTCAGAACGCCTTTTTCAAAGGCCAGCACCGCCCGGTTAAACATCCGTTCTCGGTTGCCCTCCAGCGCAGAGATGCTGTCCATGTCCAGCTTAAAATCAAGCCCTTCGCCGTAGCGCGGCAGGAGCCACGCAGACAGCGCCCCCATGAATTCCTGCATCAGCGGAATAACGGTGTCAGTGTAAAGCCGCTCCTTGGCCTGCTCCAGATTGTTGAAAGTGCTGGCGTCATTGTCGATTAGCGGCAATGGAACACCGAAGGCGCTGGCAATGTACTTTGCCGTTTCTTTCATGGTGTTGGTAAAGTCCATGTCGCGTGGGCTTTTGGACAGTTCCACAAACTCCGCATCGTCTGCCAGCATCGGGATTTCACCCGCGTTGCGCTCTCCGGCAAGCGCACTTTTGAAATACTCGCGCATCCGCTGGATTGTCTCGCCACCGGGATAGCCGCCCTTGAAGCGCACCAGACCGCTTGGACGGGCGCTGTTCTTGAGCAAGGAATAGTTCCACGTTGATCCGGCATTGTGCGTGTCAGCGGATAGCGCAGCGGCCATGAGTGGCGATTGCCCGCGCCAGTAGTTGTCTGGATTGTAGGTCTTGAGGTAAAAGACCTCGCTTTGCCCGGTCACTTGGTCAACCGCAAAGTATTTTTCCGACTTGCCACGCTTATGGCAATATGCGAGCGGCAGGCCGTGCGGCCCCGGCTTAATCTCCATGTCGATAGGGTTCAGCGGCCACATCTCTGCGAACTGCCCTTCTGGCGTGCCGACAGCAAACGTCTCACCGAACAGCAGCCGATTGACCATCATTTCCGACAGCCACTGGTCATAGGCTTGCCAAGGGTTTGGCTGGTTCAGCAGGTCAAGCGCCGGGTGCTGTTCAATCAGGTTGTCGCCTTGGAACAGTTCAATGCTGATAGCCTTGCACGCCTCGACGATTTCTCGGATCGCGCGGTAGACAATGACGTTATGCTGATAGCCCTCGCGGATGTAGCTGCGCCTGTCGTTGCTGCCAGTCCATTGCACTGCGGAGCCAATTAGGAAAGCAGCGCCAGCCGGGTGCTGCTTAATTTCGGTGCGCTGATTATCGCGGGTCGTGAAGGGCCATACCATCAAAGCACTCCGAAGATTGTTCCACTTGCGCCGCCGATCATGGGTTGTAGGGCATACCTCAAGGCGTCGATGTAGTGATTATTGGCATCAACGATCTTCGGCATGATGTCCCCAGACAGGCGGTCAGTTTTATACGCATAAAGCCGGAACTCGCGGGCGGTTTCCTGGCAATCGGGGTGAATGATAACACGGTCAAGCGATTTGATAAAGGCTACACCATCCTCAATGCTGCCCGGCCATTTTTTGACCGAGGCAATGGACGGGATGCCGTGGCGCTGTAGGTAGCTGATGCTTTCGGGTCTGGCGCTGTCAGCCCTCACCGTATGCAGTGAGATCGTCGGCATTCGCCCAGTAATAAATGCAGGCGTGTCGTCTAGTTCCAACCCCACCTTTCCGGCCTCTCGCCGGATATAAAGGCAGTTGTTGTAGATGTAGCACTCGACTGCGGCGGTCGGATCTTGGGCAAAGCCGAAGTCTAGCCCGAAATATGGGCCATCCCATACAGCTTGCGGCTCGAAGTCTGCCACCTCAAATTTATTGGCGAAGACCTGCGCATCTGTCATCGTCAGGAATGCGCCGAGCCAAACGTGGTCGTAAGTGTCTGGCCTGTTGCGCTGGTCGCGCAGTCGCTCGGCTTCCAGCACGTCAGGGAACCACGGGTTGCCGTCGTAGTTGATGTGGGTCACGCAGATGTCAGGGTCTGGCGATGCCGCGAAGCGTCGGTGCGTGGCACTGTCTGGGCTTTCGGGGTTGTAGGTTATGGCAAGCTGCGAGCCTTCCTCGCGGATCGTCGGGATGAGTTTCAGCCAAGCGGTTTCGCTGACGTTCTCGGCCTCTTCAATCCAAGCGTCCAAGATCCGCGCCTTGGACTTGAGGCTGTCGAGGTTGTGGCGCAGGCCAGCGAATGCAAAGGATACGCGCCGATCAGCGGTGCGGATGTATTTTTCTCCGATGTCGAAGTCTTGGGCCAGCCACGGCAAGCCTTGGATGGCCTGCTTGATTTCTTCCAGGCTGCTTTCTTCGAGGCTGTTGAGGTGTTCCCGGCCCGCAAGGATGACGCCGCTGCGCCCATGCTCTGCGTGGTGCTTTGCGCGGATTGCGGCCCAGATTGCCGCCGCCCTTGTTTTGCGAGAGCCTCGCCCGCCCTTCAGAACGTGAAAGCGGGCGGGCGAGGCGAAGTTCTGGGCAATGGGCCGGGGAATATCAATCTTCTGCGTCGTCAACGCCAACGCCGTTGAAGATGATGGTTGTCGGCTTCTGGCTCATGCTGCCGTCGCTGCTGGTCAGGTCGATGTCCTGCTTTTCGCGCCAGCCCGCCTGCGTTTTCATCCAGAAGATCTGCGCCGCCGTGTCGCCGTTCTTTGCCTTGTTGAATAGCGCCCCACCGATTGTGGCGTTTGCCTTGGCTTTGGCTTGGTCCAGTTCCTCGCGGTAGTATTTGCGCAGGGTTTTGACGTCAATGCCGCCGATGATGTCGGCAATGACTTCTTGGCGGGTGCCGATGGTGGCGTGCAGCGACACAAGCTGGCGCGTTGCGTCGGTCGGCTTATGCGGCTTGCGTGACATTGCTCAACTCCGCGTAGGTTTTTCCGCTTTCTTCGTGCGTGGCCTCTTGGCCGGTGAAGTCTTGCCAGCGTTTGAT